AAGGCATGACCAGATTTTCGCAGAAGGTCGGGTTGCGTCGCGACGGTCTCTACAGATCCTTTAGAGGGGAAATAAGCCCCGCATTCGATACGGTTTTGAGCGTGATGCTGGCACTCAACGTACAAATCGTTGTCAAACCATCCACAAGCTCGTAGAGCTAGGGCTGAAGGGCTGTTATCGGTAGCGTTGCGTCCCCTCTTTGAGGTTGAGGATGCAATGAAAATACCGCGCCCGACGCCAACCTGTACGCGTTTTCAACCCACCATTGAGATGCCCTGCTTGAAATGCGGCGAGCAAATGAGGTTGGCCCTCATCGAACCGCGCGATCGGAACTTTGATCTGCTGAGCTATCAGTGCGGCCCGTGCGACTCCTGCGAGAGCTTTTTGATGGCGAAAGAGGCCGCCAACTGAGGCGTCCTCTTTCTGCCCGACTTGCCGACAAGGCGACCGCCGTCAGGCGGCTTGTAGAGCTCGGGCTGAAGGCGAAGAAATGAAGAACCGATGGAACAACGTAGCGACCAGGCTCGCTCGTCAGAGAGCGCGGAAACTTTGCGCGCACGAAGCCCTCGCTGAGCTGGAGCGGGCGCAAAAGGTTTTCCTGCAGTCCTCCGACAAAGAGAGCGGACATCATTTGAATGACGACAAAAGCCCCCTGATCGATCTGTTGACCTGCATCATATGTAAGCGGACGATGAAGCTGGAGAAAAGCTCTCCCGACGCTGAAGGTAGGGACATCATTCAATATCGTTGTGACCCGTGCAGCAGAATTGAGCGGGTGCGACTATTCCGCCGAAGCCGAGATTCAGCGGGCTGAAGGCGAAGGGGAAATGATCGACGACGATCCTAACGAAGCCTATGCAAGTTGATTGGGGTCTCTAGGGCGTTTGGGGGTCAGTTATCCCGTCACTTGCGCGGCAATTTTTGTTCAGCTTCGAAGCTTTCCGCCGCCCTTTGGTCCAAGACTGCCGCCCGATGTTTCGCCTTTTCTTCAGGCCATACTTCGACCGTGGACTCGGTCCCGCTCGGGTCGATCCGGACGACATGCCATCCTAAGGCTCTAGCTTCATATCGCTCTCGTTTCATGTTGCGAATATAGGCTCCGCAGCCAATTTGCCAACAGCCCGGAGGCACCACAATCAAACTGACCCACTACCCGAAGGGGAAATGATTAGTCTCGACACTAAATCGCCTGATTCAACGACCGATATTGTCAGCGCAGACCCGCTCGCGCGCACGAGCACTGCTAAAGCTATTACCCTGCCAAGACAGGGCGACTCCTCCCCTCTATGACCTGACCGCCCTTCAGGCGGTCTTTTTGTTTGCGACCGCTAACCGTCCCTTGCGCGCCCGCCCAGGTTGCGCTTGGATGATGGAGAACGCGTTCGGAAGCCACAGGCGGCGGCGCACTGGGTAAATCCTCCGCATGCTAACAGATGACCAAAGGGCTGCCCTCGAAAAAGCAGGAACCGTACTGGTTGCGATGATTTTGTCTCAGGTCCAAGGGGCTGGCCCCGACGCGCCGATTGCTGGATTTCAATGCAAGCCGCCCCAAAAAAGGGATGTCGAAGATTGGCTGGCGGCCAAATCTAAAGAGGAAAAAGCGCAGCAATCTGGCGTATATCGATGGGCCGTGATCGCCGGCTTAGCTGGAATCGCGGGTGTGATCCTTGGGCTGGTCGGCATCCTCCTCGCGTTTTTACAAAGAAAATAGGCGCACACCGGGGCTGAAGGCGAAGGGGAAATGACATCAGAGGAAACAGAAGCCATCTGGAAAACTATAGAAGAGTTGGGCGCGGCGCTAGCTCAGGCCCAAGCGTTCAATCGGGCTCACAATTCCATTCTCATGGAGATCGTGCGCGATATCGCTAGATCGCAGGCCGACCCTCACAAATATATATCTGACATGTTCGAACGAATTAGCGCTCGGGCTGACCGCCGGCCAATCGAACGCGAAGCGCATCCAGTAACCGCGGAATTTCGCGATACCATTGCCAGCTTTTTTTCGACCGCAGGCAAGAATCTGACCAAATAGGCTCGTTTGCGTCTATTGCCCGAACCTGTTCCGGCGTCATCCAATTTTGTTGCATGGCGCCTCACCTTCGTTTGAAAGCATCTTTTCTAACATGTTCAGCCGTTGACATTCTGCAATTGTCCTGAGGTGCGTTGCGTAATCCCGGCACCAATAGGCAACATCTTCCGGTTCGCGGAGCGCTTGCTCTTCCCAGTATTCCGCTTTCGCCTCGGTGCTGGCGAGAATTTCTTCGTCGGTGTACGTCGGCGCCATCAAAACGTCTCCTCGTCGCCATCCCACGATAATGCTGAATTTGATGCAGGCAAACCCGCCAGGCCTTGGTTTACTCCTCCCAAAACCAAGAGGCCGCGCTCACCGGTATATATCGACCTATTGTTGCTCGGATCTAGCGACATCAGGTCAGTCGCGTTAAATGTCGCCATCAAAGAGTCAATCTTCGCCGTGCCGCTAGCCTGCTTTGTGATCAATATCCCGTTTGCGCGTTGCTCTACCTTGGCATTGCCGACGCACCAGGCCATCAACGGCTGCGCGCCGTGCACAAATGACCCGTCCGCCAAATGCCGCTCTAACGTCTTTATGGCGCGTCCTAGCTGCCATCCTTGAGCGATGCCGACGATCCGCTTCTTTTCGGTATTATCGATTCCACGCATCGCCAGCGCGTCTAGCACCTGCCCGATTCCGATCGGATCGACCCCGATGGCGTTTTCGTCTGGCAATAGGCCGGCGCGGTTGATGCGTTCGACGATTGAGACAAGTTCCTCGATATCGTCGCCAATTTGATCGACGATCGCGATGTCGCCGGCCCGTTCAAGGTCGCGAAGCGTTGGCGCGATCGATTTCTGCCGCTCCAGCGCCGAACTGTAGGCCCAGGCTCGCCCATAATGCAGCCATTTTCGGGTTATCTTTTCACGGCCGATCGCTGCGAATCCTAAAAGGTCGCTTAATCCGCCGCCGTCGATCCCGCACACGATGACGTCGCAGCGTTCCAGCAACGCATCCAGCGTCACGCTACGGTCGCCACAGGCCTCCCAGTAGTCGGCGCCCGCCCATCGATCCGACCGTAGCGCCAACCCGATTTCTATATTCAAATGCTGACTTGCCCAGCGTCGGAATTCCTCCTCGCTTGTGTCTTTGGCGGCCTGAAAATCTTCCTTCAGGCGGTCAATCGTGATGCTCCGGCCGCGGTTCGGAGTGACCATCCACCAGTTGGCCGGATCGCCCCACTTTTCCGGATCCGAATTGATATCGTCGGGGAATTCGTACAGTACCGGCAACATGGCGCCATCTCGCTTGCCGTCGCGGATTGCCCTAGCCTTGTCTAGCTCGGCTTTGAATACGCCAGCCGGCGGCCGTTCTGATTGCGTGGTGATGAAGGTTAGAAAGCTTTCGGGTTGAGAGACCATCCCGCCGCGAAGCTGACCGATGACACGATCAGCATTGGCGTTCGTTGAGACTACGTGAATTTCATCAAGCAGGGCGCCCGCAATTTTTGTTCCCGTTAAAATGTTAGGATCGAACGACTTTATTTGCAGCGTCGCGCCGGTTTCCAGCCACGTAACCCGCTTGAGGTGCGTCTGCACTTGCATCATGTCGCGACGGCGAAGACGCGGATCGGCCGCGATCATGCCTTCAACTTGATTGAAAGCAATTTCAGCGATCGGCTGCGTGGGCGCGATCAATAGGAATTCGGCCTTCGGTCGCTCGTTTATTAGAAGCGACGTCAACATCAGCGCCGCGCCATAGGAAGTCTTGCTCTACTTCTTAGGCACCAGCAAAAAAGGCTCACGCACCATCCGCTCGCCGTCGACTATGGAGCCGTGCAGCGCGCGGACGATGTCGCGAAACCAATCGCCAGCCGCTTCCTTCAATAGCGGCTTGCCGGGGACATCTGGCAGCCGAAGCCGGTCGAAAACGTCAACCGCCCGTTTAGCCGCGATCTTGTCGAGCGGCAGATCCGGGATAAGCGACCGATCGTTTCGGATACGATCTTGCCAATCGGGCACCGCGAGTGACCAAGCCATCAGAACATCCTCTCGACAAATGAAGGGAGGCGCGGCAGGTT